TATAGTAGAGCCAGAGTCGCGACATCTAACGTACGGCAAAGAAGTTCACCAAGTTGCCGAGGAATACGGGCGCGATAACAAAGAGATTCCAGAAGAGCATAAGTTTATCCAGCCCCATATAGATACTTTGTTGGGTATAGCCGGGGATAAATTTTTTGAACACAAGATGGCGCTAACTGCTGATTTAGAACCATGTGATTTCTGGGATAAGGAAGCATGGTGGCGAGGCATAGCTGATTTCATCTCTGTGGATAATAAAAATGCGTTTCTGGTGGATTATAAGACCGGTAAGTCCGCAAGATATGCGGATAACAAACAATTAGAGATACTATCCCTTGCTATCTTTAACCATTTTCCAGAGGTTGAATGCGTTAAGGGGGGACTACTGTTTCTAGTGTCAGAAGAATTTAAACAAGCTATTTTCTATAGGGAAGAAGAAGAAAAATATTGGGCTACTTGGGACACCGAGTTAGCCAGATTGAATATGTCTTTCGAGGCGGATACTTGGAACCCAACCTCCAATTTCACCTGCCGTAAATTCTGCCCAGTCTTAGACTGTGAATATAATGGAAGAGGATAAAATGCCCTTAAAAAAAGGTAAGAGCAAAAAAAACATATCAGATAATGTAAAAGAACTCATAAAATCAGGTCGGCCTAAAAACCAAGCGATTGCGATTGCGCTTTCTTTAGCAAGAGGTAAAACAGATGCCGTACAAAAACCCAAAAAAGGATCGAAACTACAAAAAAGAGTATCAGCTCCAGAAAAAAAGAAATGAGAGCAAGTCTAGAAACACCCGTGAACGAGCTAGATACGAAGCTAAAAACCCCGGCAAGGATGGGGAGATTACGGATGTCAAAGGGGAAGACATTGACCACAAGAAGCCCCTGTCTAAGGGCGGTACAAATAAAAAAAGTAATCTGAGAAGCGTGTCACCAAGTAAGAATAGGTCGTTCAGCCGCAATTCAGATGGAAGTGTAAAAAGAAACGTACCTAAAAAGAAAACAACCGCATCTAAAAAGAAAAAAACTAAAAAGAAAAAATAGAAGCGGGAGACGTAACCAACATAGGAGTAATACGTGCAAATTATAGAAGATAGAATATTATTACGAACACGCCACCCTGAAAAGGTTGTGGATAAAATTCCCCAAAGTTCCGTAGTGAGTATTAAGGATGACGTCTATACCATTTGTGTAGATTGGGACCTCCCGACTGCCCAAAAATTGACGAGACTAAAAATGAAGGGCGTGCCCTCTCCCATTATGCATGATTATGCGTGGGCTGGGGTTTCACCGCCGATGGACCACCAGAAGACCACTGCAGAATTTCTGACACTTAACCCCCGTGCATTCTGTTTTAACGAACAAGGCACAGGTAAAACTGCCGCAGCTATTTGGGCCTCCGACTACCTATTAGCTAAAAAGCATATCACTCGCATCCTTGTAGTTTGCCCCCTGTCCACGATGCAGTCGGCATGGCAGGCAGACCTATTTAAGTTTGCAGTACATAGAAATGTAGGGATTGCTTACGGGCCACGGGAGAAGCGTGAGAAGATAATTAATAACACAGATTATGAATACATCATTATCAATTACGACGGTATAGAAGTTGTAAAAGATACCATCGCGAGTAACGATTTTGATCTGGTAATCATAGATGAGGCTAATGCCTATAAGACATCGACTACTAGACGTTGGAAAACCATGAGCAAACTTATAGGGCCATCTACATGGATGTGGATGCTCACCGGAAGCCCTGCCGCACAGTCCCCAGTCGATGCACATGGCCTAGCTAAATTATGTGTACCAGATAATGTGACCCGCTCACTCACGACATATCGTAATTTGGTTATGTACCCGATATCAAGATTTAAATGGGTGCCTAAACCTGATGCCCTAGATACTGTATTTAGAACACTACAACCTGCTATCAGATTCACAAAGGAAGAGTGCCTGGATTTACCAGCAATCACTTATGTAGAACGAGAAGCACCTCTAACGTTGCAGCAGAAACACTACTACCAGATTTTAAGAACTGAATTTCTTATGCAAGCAGGCGAAGAACAAGTTACTTCGGCTAATGTTGCTGTGAACATGAGTAAGCTATTACAAATCTCAGGTGGGGCGGTCTATTCAAATTCTGGAAACACAGTTGAATTCGACGTATCTAATAGGCTTAAAGTAGTCAAAGAAGTTATCGACGAAGCAATTGCAAAGGTACTGATCTTTGTACCATTCAGACATACGATTAAACTTCTGCACGAATACCTCCTCGGTAAAAATATACCTACAGAATGTATAACCGGCGACACCACTTTAAACCAAAGAACCGATCTGTTTAAACGGTTCCAAGAATCGGATGATATAAAAGTTTTTATTATCCAACCACAGGCCGCAGCCCATGGTGTGACATTGACTGCAGCCAGCACAATTATATGGTACGCCCCCGTAACCTCCACGGAAATATACTTACAAGCCAACGCTCGTATTAATCGGCGTGGGCAAAAAAATGTTATGACAGTTGTGAATATTCAAGGCTCTGCGGTAGAGCGACGGCTATACAGTCTGCTATCGGGCCGACTTGATGCCCACGTCAGACTGCTCGATTTATACAACGAAACTATTAATGGATAGCCATTTGACATTGTATAAGATGCGAGTAAACTACGGCAGATAATATAAAGGCAAGCCGAGATAGAACCGGCGCGTCAGCGGACTCGGCTTTACCGCTCGCGCCACCCCTTAAACGGTATTTCCAAACGGAGTAAACGACACATGAGTGCCCTTATGCAGGAGAGAACTTATTCACTGGACGAGATGGCGGGAGCATTTCTTGCTATCAGGAATAAAATTTCAGAAGTCCAAAAAGAAGCAGACAGAGAAATAAAAACTCTGGAGAAACAGAAGAACTTAATCGCAGCAGAATTTGAAAAGGTCTGTGAGAAAGACGGCGTAAATAGTATCAACACAAATTCTGGAACGATCATCCGAAGTGTCCGACACAAATACTGGACTTCGGATTGGATTACTTTCTGTAATCTGATGAAAGAACACGATGCGTTTGACCTAGTTGAGCAGCGCATACATCAAGGGAACATAAAAAAATTCCTTGAAGAAAACCCAACTATCCAGCCCCGTAATTTAAACGTTGAATCTAAGCATTCAATAACTGTCCGCCGACCCAAAAAATAAGGAAGTAGACCATGGCTAAAAACCTAACCGCTGAATCTGTCCCATTTGATTTGCTGAATGTACCAGAGCATATCCAACAAACAGAACTATCAAAATCCCTTACTACCACTCAGAGCATTATGGTTCCCCGTATTGTGTTCAACGGTAAGGGGTCTTGGGAGATGAAACTAGGCTCCGAATCGCAAAAGCACATCGAATCTAAGGATTTGAATGTCATAATCATAGGAGTAGCACCCCAAGTTTCTCGGGCGTTCTACGAGGACGCATACTCTCCGGGCTTTGCTAAACCCCCCGTTTGCTGGTCCGCGGACAGCATTAAACCGAGTCATGCCATAACAAGCCCACAAGCAGCTACATGTGCTGCATGCCAGAAAAACATTAAGGCGGTGGGTGGTAGCAAGCCATGTAGATTTTTCCGTAGGATTGCTGTGGTTAGTCCCGATGATATAACCGGGCAGATTTACCAGATGCAGCTCCCAGCCACGACCATATTCCCGCAAACCAGCGGAACTAAGATGGCGTTTAATGGATACGTTAAATTCCTCAATAGCAAAAATACACCCATCGACCGAGTGGTTACCCAAATGTATTTCGATGAGGAAGTGAGCTACGGCAAACTATATTTTACAGCAGTAGAATTCGTCAGTGCGGAAACCACAAAGATTCTAGAGACGCTGGTTGATGCGCCAGAAATACAAGAGGCTATAACAACTTCCTACGCATCTAAAAGTACAGGGGACGCAGCATCTACCACAGGATTTGTTGCACCTAGTGCAGCACCTACACCCACGGGCAGTGCAGAAGAAAAACCTGTAGTAAAAACACGCACTAAGAAAACGGTCGCCCCGCTTAAAGAGGCAGACCTTGGCGATATTATGGTGGATTGGTCAGATGCGGATGTCGATGACGAATGATTACCGTGGCTATAGTGAGAAAATCATCTTAGCCAACAAAGAAGCATCTGATAAAAATATCGGCGTACAGTTGGGGAGGTATTGCATCTCCAGAGATATATCTGTTTCCGAAATTGCAGACTATTTAAGTGTTACCCGAATGTCTATCTACGGATGGTTCGATGGTACATGCACGCCGCTACCAAAACACGAAGAAAAAATAGCGGAGATGCTCAAAACTGGGGGCTGGAATGTTCACCAAGAGGAAGAGTAATGTTAGAACTCTTGTCACGCATACTCGCCCCGCAGGGATACTATTGTCTTGTAGGGCTTAAAAAAGACACGCCGCCGAAACAAAGTTTCTATGAAACGTTAGAAGATGTTGAGTCTGGAGCAAAGAGTTTACTATCTAATGACTACGATACTTATTTCGCGTGCGCAACATTTAAAGA